CTGACCTGGTGAAACAGGATTAGGACGAAAAGAAGGGGGAATCGGTGTGCGACCTTGATTTACAGGTACTGGATCCGAACCTATAAAAGGCTTCCTGCTCCCAGAAAAATTCTGCGCATTTCCACTTCTAGTTAAGAGAGAACCTTGCTTAATTCCTTGCGAGAAAAGTTCTACAGCTCTGCGTAAGTTAGGTTCCACGTAAAAGCGAGGCTACTTCTTGTTTAAATATAGCGCTCACCTCCATTTAGTGTAAAAGTAAATTCTGTCCGCCCTTGCTGTATCAGGGGGACCAGGTATAGCTTGAATAAACTCTCCGCCACTACGTTCATAACGGTAACGAGCTGTAACAGGGTCTTTATAGTTAGGAACGTAAAGCATATGAGCTAAACGATCACACTCAAATTGATAATTCTCTCTCCAAATTCTTGAAGTCTCCCTTTTATCTTGGATATTAATCGAACGACTAACATCACCGAAAATTGTTTCTTGACGGCTGGTTGCTCGTCCAGTAGCCAACTCAGTTAAGCGCTCGGCTTCTTCACAACGTTCAATTTGACCAACAATTTTGTCGTAATAGAACTCAGAAGGAATACTACTTGTAGCTTCTAAAAGTCGAGCGTAGTCACCGGCAGGCACTGTGGCAATATTGTACCCAAGGTGATATGCACAACGACTAAAGTTAAAATCATCAAGTCTATAACCAAATGTCTGCGCAGGGTTACGGGTAAGTTGATTAACCGCAGCATAAATTATTTCTCTCTTAGTCGCATCAGTGGTTGTTGCTTGGAAAACAACACCTTGTTGCGCTAAATAGCTTTGAATCTGCTCAAGTTCTTGTTGAGAGAATTGAGACACTTTATTTAAGCACTAGATAAACTTATTCTACCCGATTTACAAAATAAAAATTTAAATTATTCTACGTAGACGACACCAGCAGCAAGAACTTCGTCCCAGTCAACACGAGTGATGGCTTTTAGCTGTTCTAACTTTGTAAAACGCTCTCCGGGCATAGATTGTTGTAACTCTTTAATTTCCACAGCGGTTTTTATTCCTACTCCTTTAAGAACCTGCGTTAACCGCTCGGGAGTGGCACCATTTATGTTGATTCGGTTCTCAAAAGGGATTTCTGGCTGAATAATTTGTCGGCCACGCCGTTTTAAGGCGGGTTTTGCGTCTTTTTTGTCCTCTGTACCTTCTACAATCTCAATTTGGCCTTTATGAGCGAAAAATACCTTTCCTGTCGTGGTTGAGCGGACCATTTTGTACTCACCTTCGTCGTGCTCACTCAAAATTTCAACTTTAACTCCACTTGGTTTGTACAAAACGTCTTGAACTGAGATAGCGGTCATTATGTAAGCAGTGTCTACGAATAGTTTACTAACAAATTTCAATTTCAGTTGTCATATTGCCATACATAAAAAAACCCCTCCGAAGAGGGGTCTTGTATTTACCTTTAACTAGATCAGGAAGGAACAGTAGAGGTATAAACGTTGGACTCAATGAGACCAGCAGGCTGAAGAGCCAAATCATCGCGATTAGGAGCTTCATCTGACAAGAACCAACACACTTCACAGATACCCAGAGCTTTGTTTTTGGCCCGAAGTTGTCCGTTAGTAGCGCGAGGATCAAACACACCGGATGCTTGTGCAAGACCAGAAGCGGCAGAACCGCCGAGGTTAGCCACAGCAAACAATTTGTACTGAGTTTCGGAACCAGTCCGGTACAAATTGTTGGTGTTAAACACGTTATTCGTGTTGTATGAACCGTTTGCAATCCGGCTGCTGCTACCAGCAAGGGTAACGAAGAATCCGGAAGCAGAAGGTGTCGTGTTGAGGCCAACACCCACAGCAGGACCGAGGCCCAATGTAGGAGTGGCAACACCACCACCAACACCGCTGCTGATAACGTCGCCACCGTCAACACGGAGAGACAAACGATATACATAAGCACCGGAAGGCACTTTGATACCGTCAGTGATATCAGCACGAACATCTTTGTAAGCATCCGGTGAAGGAATGATTACATTGGCGTTCAAGAAGGGACTGTTAGCTCCGTTTAGACCAGAGCTGTAAGCCTGAGTGTAATACTCCAGTTGGCTAGTGGTGCCCAAAGCTTGGAACGACAGGTCGACGTAACCAATAGCTTGTTGAGCAACCCAACCTGGAGTAAACACCACACCAACGGGACCACCAACAGGTTGGTTGGAGTAGGTGGTTTCCGTGTCGTTCGCGTTACGGAACTGGAACGTCTTTTCGTCGTGCCAGTAACGTAGAACGTTTGTATAGTTTCCAGGATAGATTTTGGAAACTTGAAGCTGGTTAGCGTTAGTTGTCATTTTTAGTTACCTCCTCAAACGTTGAACGAGTAGGCAACAGTAACGAAGTCAGCGTTTAGAAGTTCAAAACCTGCGTACAGGCTCCAAATCATCATGATGAAACGGCTGAAATCGTCGTTGTTGTTAAGCAGCACTTGAGCATTGTTACCGCCGATACCGACGCCAACACTCTGAGGGCCGAAGAACATACCGATAGCACTGTCGTACGTAGTCGAAGTACCACCGATAGTTGCCGTGGCGGTTTGGGAAGGCATGTTGGTGGATTCGAAGAATCGCACACCTTCAAACACAAAACCGGTAGGCATGATGGGTTCGCCAGCCACGAAGGAGGCTTGCCCAAAACCCTGACCCATGTAGATAGCAGCGTTAGGCTGCATAGCAGACATGAGGGGGTTGATCTGACCGTTGCCGGGGTAGCGAGCCACTTCGCGGAAATCGCTGTTCTGACGCAGGTGCATCAGGAACGTGGGGTCGCAAACGCAACGATAGAAACCGTCTTGGTAGGTGGGGGTGTTCCGCTTACGCAGAGACTTCACCACGCGGAGAAGGTCATCCTTAACGTCAAACTTGGCTTGCTCTGAGTTGGTGTAGGTTAAAGAACCAACAGCCAAATTACCGGGGTAGTAGTAACCACCTTGGGTATCAGAAGATTGACCTTTAGATACAGCTTTCAGGAGTTCGTTAATAAACACCCGATCGCGCCAACGACGATAGTCGTCTAGCAGGGTCAAAGAACCAATTGATTGGTGGAAAGCAGTGAGATTACCGGTATCCAACAGCAAACGTTGGGCGGTAATTAGTGTCTCACGTGCAATCTTAAATGTACTAGCTTGTGTTGGATCACTAGGGTCGGCAGGACCGGTGTCACATTGTTACCCTAAAGGCTCTTTATCCTTTAGTTCTTACGGTTTACCATCCCGTAAGGTCAGACTATATCATCACCCATGATTAAATCGTTTGGGTGCGGGGCACTCGTGTCACCTTATTGGCTTCAAAGAGATACTTCTCTCGGTCAGCCTCGGTGTTAGTCGTTGAACCTTCCAATCATTTCTGATTGGCTTGGCTGCTGATTACCAGACCAGTATAAGTACAAAATGCACTGGTTGGAGGGCTTCCAGCAATTCACCCCGTTATTCAATGCGGATTACGCCGCAAGGGAGCTACACATTAACTCACGAAGAGTAACCAACACTTTATCCTTCACGATATTGCGGCTGCTAGCAGTACCGATGGTCTGCTCTGCAGTACGCTCACGTGACTCTTTGCTTCCAGGGTTTCCCCAGAATCTGTAACGATCAAGCTGCACGGTTTGACCGGGTTGTTTTGCTGTTTTACACTCAATCTAGAGTGCTGCGAGGCTCTTTATCCTCACACACTACCTTAAGGGCGGTAGTGACAAGACTATATCATCACCCACAGCATTATCTGTTTGGGTGCTCCGCGCTCGTGTCACCTTATCGGCTTCAAAGAGATACTTCTCTCGGTCAGCCTCGGTGTTAGTCGTTGAACCTTCCAATCATTTCTGATTGGCTTGGCTGCTGATTGGCCTTCCCTACTCAAGAGAGGGGTCCGGCTTTCCAGCAATTCACGGAGTTATTCGACCAGGATTTCGCCTGGAAGTTCCCTAGCTCACAATAAGCTCAGAAGTCATGAACAACCACGGGTTCCGCAGCCATCTCTACAACGTACGCAGGATGCGGACGGTAGAGCTCTGCACCGAGCAGCTTCGGAAAATCATTGTCGACGAACAAAGCGCCAACCTCCGAAAAACTACTCCTTTATTTTAAGTCGTTTAAACAAAGTTGGTATGCTGTTTGTCGCATTAATAGCGTTATTTACTTTTTTGTTTACCTTAAATAAATCTATATATTCTTCTGATTGCTTACATTTACAGAAGGACTAAACCGATGAGGTAACGCACGAATGCCTTCTCCCGTAATTCCATAAATAGACCCGAGATTAAAAGCGTAACGTGAGGATCTACCGCGATAAATGTAACGAGTTGGAGCTCCCATTAAACCGGGAACTTGAGCGTAAATAGTTTCAGTCAAAGTCTGACAATATACGGGAGGATTGTACCGCCATTCCGCTCTTGTTACTTCTGTAGCACCAGGTGTCGCTGTGGTAGTTAAAAGGGTACCCATTTGACGTGGATGAGCCACACCGCCGCCAGTAGTTCCTTCAGCTGACGTATTTCCCTCAGGAGTATTGTATGGGTCGTAAGATTGACTAGAAGGAGCGTCTCCGAAGTAATAAGTGTATGCGCCCGTATCACGAATACCAAAAGGAGGATTATAAGTTGTCGAAACTTTAGCGTTAGCTATTTTTTGAGTTGTAAATCCTCTAAAACCGTTGTAAACACTCATTTCTCCGCTTGGAGAATAATAAGTAAAGTTATAATCTGACCAATAACCAGAAACAGCAACAGGTACTGCCCTCCAACTATCGACTACGTAGGCACCTGAGTTAGGAGGACCTATAACGGGGCGTCCATAGTCAGCACCAATATCGTTGACGCCGTACCATGACACTTGATTACCAAGCGAATCAACGTAACCGCTGGAAACGACTAGGTATTTTTGAGCTAGAGCCAGATCATCGCCAGCACGATAGGGTCCAGACTGTTGCTGATGCAGTCCGGTGTCGTACTTATAGTTAACAAGTGAAATGTAACCCACGGAAAACTCAACAGAGGGCTACTTTAAGTATACCTAGTTAAATTATTCGGCTGGAGGTTGTCTTTTAGAATCTACCGTGACAATATCTAAAGCAATTTTTTCCATATCTGACTTGTACTCCTCTTTAACAGAGGCAAGTTCTTTTTTTAGCTCGTCTAACTGAGCTAAAAGTGCTGAATTGTCTGAAGACTCGCGACGACGAGTGTGTCCGATGGGAAGAACCATGGTTAATCTCTTTTACTATTAGTGTACTGCTGAGCTTTTCTTTTAGCACTAACCCTTTCGGGTAAATCCCCGCGAGTTTTTTCTTCATACTCACTGACTGTTGCTTCAGGGATTTCTCCACGCTCAGCCATTGCGTAAAACTTACGTCTTTAAGCCTCTGATTTAAAGGGAGCCATAGAAAAACCCCCGTTTCCGGGGGAATTTTAGTATTAAACCGTAAATCAAGCGGCGTCTAAGAACAAGAGCTTCTGACGGAAAGCGTCAGGGCTCATTTGACTCAGGTAACGCCAAGCTTGCTCGGGATTCTGATTCATGGTCTGGGAAAAACCATTCCACTGAGTGTCAGGATCGTTGCGAACTGCGCCTGCAGAAGCAGGAACAGCAGGCATGTCATAACGAGGTTGATAAGCTGCTTGCTGAGCAGGATAACCAGAGTTATCTGCATCTACTGGATACACTTCGGTGAAGAACCGGTTGGTGTAATCAGCTAGTTGATCAGGATCAGTAAGAATATGCTCCATTGCAGCGCCACGTGTGGCGATGGAGTTCATGTTTTCGTTCTGAGCAATCAGAGCGTCTTCGAGGGTAACAGCATACTGATTAAGGATGCCGGGAGCCTCGATGCCGAAGTGATTAACGACTTGAGCGCTTGCGGGGCTTAGCTGGGGGGCTTGGCTGCGCCCCGTAGAAGCCTGAGAGGAAGCCTGGGTCGTAGAGACGTTGTTGGAGTAAGTCGGGGCTGCCGTAGGCGCTTGGTACGCCCATGGTTGGGCCTGTAAAGGCTGACTGTACTGTGGAATAGCCTGTTGCGTCGTCGCGTACTGTGGAGACGGTGCTGTTTGGCTGGGGAGTGGTGACATCCTGGATACCACCCGCTCCAGGCTGCCCATTGCTGCTTCCCACGGATTGTTCGGGGAGTAAGCGGACGGAGACTGGTTGTACTGGTTGTTGGTAGAAAGGACCGAACCCTGTGTTGCCTGCGACGGCATTTGGGCTGTAGGTACCGAAGCTACCGCCGGGGTACTGGTTTGCGCCACCCACTGCGGGTAAGCGGTTGAGCCCTGGTCCATTGCTGGCGCCGCCGAGGGGGCTGCTGCCGCTACCGGGCTCGGGATCGAAGCTTGGATCTGCTGGCTCATAGCTACCCGAGTAGGTTAGTTCTTGCGCGAGGTGGTCGAACGTCCTGTATAACAGGGGCGTTATGTTTAATCTAGGGTCAGCCCCTAAGGGTTGATCCGGGGCGAGAGGATGTGGCGTTTGCAACATCTGTGATAATAATACTAAAAATTGTTGCATTGCGCTTTGAGTTTGTTGGATCATCCTGAAAGGAAATCCTTTTAGCATTTCTTCTCGCTCAGTATCCGTTTTATCCGGGAATAAATAGCGTAAAGCTTCGACACTATCAACTCCTAATTCCTGCAAATTTCGGACAACAATAGACTTTTGGTTTATGTCGTAGGCCGTGTCCTCATAGACATCGCCTTGAAAGCGGTACGCAACAGCACGATCTCCATCTGGAGGTAAACCAAAAACACCACGAGGGACTGCAGAAGCTGAAAGCGCTTCTTGCATCATTTGTTTTAGTTTTTGGTCAAACTTTTGCTGTTCTACTTCAAAGCGAATTGTCTCTTCAGATGAATCATCGGCAGCAGGTTTAGGCTTTTTGAGTTTAACAACAGCAGCAAAACTATCTTTAAAAGTTTCTTCTTGGTGGTAGAGAATCATTTCCAACAACTTACAAAACCCATACACCAAGAAACTTTTATTTTTTCTTAGTGCTGTAGCTTGAGCACGGCCCATTAGACCTTTAATTTCTGTGGCAGTGGCACCAGCAGAAACTGAAATTTCATCAACACCGCCTAATGCTGTCCGAATTTCTTCACGCAGTATTAAAGCCCATCGGTTCATGTCCCCGTTAACAGGGTCTGGTGTCATGTAACCAACACGATCCGAAGGCTCGACGTTGGCAATAATTCGAGGGACTCTCAGCCCGCCCATCAAACCACTGGAACCAAAAGGCTCGCTTACTCGTGTCGAGGGGGTATCGCGACCAGCAAATCCACTTTGACTACTAATTGTTGGACGGAAAGTGCGATCAGAGTCGCTAGCTTCGACAAGATCACTACGAGGACGCGAACTAATAAGTGTCGGGTTACCAAAAAATTCAATATTTTTAGCCATGTTCGTATTTAAGGTGTCATGAAGAACAATTTGTTCCATAAAAGGTTCAAATTCGCCTTCACCAGAAGTACCGCTACTGTCTGGTTTGTTAAGAACCTCAACAGCAGGTATAAATCCAAGTGTATTTTCTCGTGTATTTCTTGAAGTAACGAGTCCTCCGGGCTCTAGGTCAAAACTCAACTCTGTATTGGATTCAAATTCTGATATGCGTTCTTCCGTAATAGAAATTCGAACATAACGTTCGTTTAACCCTGACGTGTCAGAAGGTAACCCGATGTTAGAGCTACGAATTTTATACTTATAAATTATTACAACTTCATCTAGGTTTCCATTTACATCGTGGTAAACACGATACTGATCTTTAGAGAAAAAGTATATTTGATACTTTAATTTGGGGTCAGGTCGAAAATAAAATAAACCACATCCGTCGATTAAAAAATTACGAATAATCGAAGGAAAACGAATATCAATTTTATTTAAAGTAATCAAGCTATCTAAAAATTTAGATCTAGCTTTATAAGTGTCTTGTTCGCAATAAAAAGTCAAGCCCTTCTTAATCATCAACAGCGTCATCTGCTGGATGTGACTAAGAACGACTAAAGTAGACGCCTGTTTGGATCTATCTTGAGTCCGCGAAGCCTCAAGAATCTCTTGAAAGCGTTGACGGACTCCGATCTGGTCGGCCATTCTGTTAACTACACAACGAAATTAAAAATTTAAAATTAAGCTTTTTTACCTGCAGCTTTAACTTTTTTAGCTTTTCTCAAAGCTTCTTTACGCTTCTCCATCTTTTCTTCTTTATCTCCGTGTTTACCGTCGTGCTTTGCTTTATTGGCAAAGTGCTCACGGAGTTGTTCGGGCATCTGGTTAGCCATCAGGAAGCAAATAATTTCTTACTCTATCTAGTTTAAACAACTCTGGCGGTAATAGGTCATGTGGGTACGCTTGTAAAATATGATCTTTTCGACCTAAAGGATCCGTGCTTCCAGGTAAAGCTTTATAAGAGTCTAAAAAATCTAACATTTCCTGGCTGTAGGCAGGAGCATGTGCGTTAGGGATATCGTCGTAGCAATGAGAAAACGATGTTAGTTTTCGTTTCATTCGAGCTGAGTCACCCATCCAAGAAAAATGCCAACCGCAATCGCAATCCCCCACAACAAGGCCGTTGTCCTTCATTCGGATTTGCGAAGGTGTTTCTTCTAGGTGATCGTATAAAACCACGGTGCCACAAGTCCAGTTATTTGGGGGTTTGGAAGGATCACCTTTCGGATCAATAACTCTAAGATCTGCCCTCCCGTAAAACATAGGCATCGACAGACGTACACACCGGTCTGGATTCGCTTTCGCAATTTCGACAGCTTGTAAAACCGCCTCCGGCTTCGGTATTTCATCGACATCACTAAAGAAAAAGACGGAATCTGGTGGAGTTAAACGCATCCCCACAGCGAGAGCGTCTCGTTGTGCGTATTCCCGTACCCATGGATTAGAAGCTACTTCCTTAGAGGGTAACTCAACGTGAAGAACTTGTATTTTTTCCTCAGGTAAACCTAGTTCTCGAATCGTATCAAGACAAGTAAAGGGTTTTGGGTCCCCTTTAAACGTCAAATTTCCATCCGTAATGATAAAACCGTCAACAATATCTTTTAAAAGATTTATTCTTAGCTCAAGGAGTTCTTTTTCGTCAAAATATAAAAAACAATCGTAGAGCACGACCTTTAGGCGAGTGTCACTATGATGCTAGCACTGACTTGGTTGGATTACCATTCCCTGCTCGCGCTGTAAGAGAGCTTTGTGTTGGTCCTTTCTGAGTTGCCTTATTGATCGCAGACTGAATTAGCCTGTTTTTTACGTCTTCCATAAACGTTTCGGAACTATGCATCGGTGAATCAGGATCGTAAGCTTCTTTTCGTGTAGGAAAAAAATCGTGCCTCATTGGTTGATCTACACTGCGTTGATACTGAGTTTGCTGACCTGCGGCAGATTCCTGCTTTGCAAAAGCATCCGAGAAAAAATCCCTAGCTTGATTAAAAGGATTAGACATAATTAGCTTGCCTTTCTCTTAATATACTCAGAAGCTCTCCGACGAGCCTCACGAGCTTTTTCTGTATTAGGAACGTGGGTATTGACGGGTTTATTACCAGCCGTTTCTTTTTTCTTTTTTTCGTCCGTTTCACGTCTTTCGGCAGGGCTCATTTGTGCCCACGCTGAACGAGGTAAATAACGTTCTGTGCGCCCGTGCTCGCGAGCTAAATCAGGCATTTCTCCTTTCCTCCTCTCTTACCTTTTCTTGAATTGCTTTAAAAAGTAAATCTTCTGTTGTACTTGCAATGATTTTAGCTAAGGTTGGATCTAATGAATCAGAACTAAACATAGACTTACTTTTAGTAAGTCCCCTAAGCATATCATCAGACGTAGGTAAGTTACGTTCTCGATAGCTCTTACCCGATCCAGTTAAGGCAGCGACAAGTGATGAGGGGGTCATTGTTTTTCTCGGTTGGATTCGTATTCTTCTTTAGTCTGCCAATCTTCTTTACCCCATTGGCGTAGACGATTACTGTCGGATTTCTTTCCTTCGTAAGAACCGCCAGCATCTTTATAATACTTCACAGCAAGCTGCATGGCACGAGCACTGTGCCCTCCCATTTTTTTACGGGCTTTAGCTTTTGCTTGTGCCCATTTTTCAGGGTCACGTTTTTTAGCAATGTCTGCCATTAGTAAAGAACGTAAACGTGATCTGCCGTGCTTATTCCACTAACCGCTGTCACAGATATTGGTAAAAGCACATCTGTTCTTATGTGATCAAAACTTAAGAACGAACCAGGAGAGTCAGCCAGTCGAACAACAAGAGTTTTGTCTGTGGTTTTATTTGAGGTTTCTACATAAACTGCTCTACATGCAGGAAAAACTGAATTAGTACCGGCGTTAACTACAAACCCACTGGCGTAAGGCAATGTAGCTGAAAAACCGTAGCGACTTCCAAAAGCCCTAACGTCCATGATTACTCAAGTGTTTCTATAAGTTTAGCCAAATAAACCGCAGCTTTCTGTAAATCTTCTTTTCCATTTTTTTCTTCCCAACGCCACAAATATTTAAAAATACAACACTCTAAATACCCTTGAAATTTACTAAGGCCGACAGACGCTAGCTGCGCGTCATAGCATTCCATACCATTCCGGACATAATAATCTGGGTTAGTATTGTCCTTTGGCGGGGTTAAACCAGTAGATTGTTCCATTTTTTGATTCTATATATCTCCGCAACGCATAGGCTTCTAATTTTGGTAAAACTTCACATTTATGCTTTTTGTTCAAAACGTAACAAATAGAAACAAAACGGGCGCCGCCGGGTAACACTGTTTTATATGGTTAACATACTTTCACAGCATATCAACAGGTCAGGATCATGTAATAAATTTTTTGTGTATTTGTCGTCGTCATGACAAATCAGCCCACAAGGGAGGACTTCGTAATGGTCCTTAAACTTACGTACAGGAACACAGCGCCTATGCTCAAAACCAGAAGGAGGGTTTTCAAAAGCTAAGCCCATCGAGCTCCGGTCAGCTATAGGCCAATTTCGAATCCCAACTTTTTCATAACTTTTTTGAGGATCATAGCTATCGGAACGAATATAGTAATCTCCGTCTTCTTGATTTAGGATCATAGCTCCGTAATAAGGATTAGCTAAAGCAACAAAAAAACTAACAGAGTGGTCTACAACTAAAACATTGGGAACTTTATAGCCCTGAGTAGACCAGACATTAGGGGTTTCTTTAGTAAGGGAATACCTGTAATAGTTATCAAAAGGAATTTTTTTATTATATTTTTTTTCGTATCTAACAAACCCAGGTTCAAGTTCGTATTTAGCTAAGACTGGTTTCCACTTCAAATAATATTTAAAATTGTCATAAGTCATTAACATATCATTTTCTGTATAGATATAGTAATCTGCTTTCTTGTTTAAAATTGCCAAAGCTAAATCTGTCTTGTGAGCCCAAGTTAAAAACCAACCTTCGTACCCAGGAGAAGCAACTTTAATTTGTAGATTTAACTTATTAAACTCGCTTAAAAGAGTTTCTAAAATCTCTACGTCGTCTTGAGAACCATAATCTATGTAAATATTTGTTTCAAAAGTAAAAGGAAACTCCATATAGCCACGCAAAAGATTGATTAGACAATCAATGCGCTCTAAGGGTTTATGCGCCGTAATGGCAACCCAGATCTTCTTGGACATAAACTCCAAAATCCTCTTAGTACTCTATTGAATAATTGCCTCGCCTTTGTAAATAAGTTATTAAATGCGTGTATGCGTCTAAAAGGTCGTCGTGCGACGTTGCCCCTACATTGATAATCTGATCAAACAACGCATCAAATTTTCTATACCTGTTAAACACAATTTTTTTATTTTCTAGCAAACCTAGTGTTCCTCTAAAACGAGCTATTTTATCTCCTCTAAAACCGTTAACTTCATGAATATGTAAATTACTCAATCCCCGCTCATTTAACAAAACTCTTCTAAGGTCCGCCGCTAAACTCGCTTGGTAAGCAACTGACTCAACTACCAGCGTAACCGTAGAATAAGTCGGAAAATACGTATCATTCTGAAAAGATAAGATCCCCCATTCAAGTAGCATATCGCATAACAAATCTATTTTTTCTAGATTTCCAATAGACCGACATTGGTGAGAATCAATAATGAAGTATTTGTCTTTAAGCCTCCCTCCTAAAACAAAAGCTGTATAGTCACTGGTTTCATTTCTACTTGCGGATAAATCAATACCGATAGCCAACGAATCAAATTCAGTTTCAACTTCAGCTCGAACAAGCAAGTCTGGAGAAACAATTAAATCTGTGGTTAATACCGGCTGTTGCTGGTACTGGAAAGCAAATGCCACGGGGTCGAGTTCTTTCTGACCAAGTAAGTATTGAACACTCCACTGCTCAGGCCAATAACTTACGGGGTTACCTTGATTGTCGTAAGTGACAGCTTCTTGAGTCACTTGTTTCCAATTTTTTTCCGGCGCAAACATTGTTTTATGTATATCTAACGGGTGAAAACGTGTACCTAAACAAATAGCTCTACCCCCTTCAAAAATAATTGGTGCGATAACAGATGACCAGTTGTTGTTCATTTCATCTCTAATAGCAGGGTTTCGTATATCGGCGCTGCTTTTGATGGGGTCGTCGATGAAACAGTTGCTTACAACGAATCCATTCGCAATAAAATTATGATCTGGATGATCTATTTCAAGGTCATAGACAATGTGCGTTCCTCCGCTAATTTCTTCAACTCCGGAAACGGTGAGAGTCTCCCAGCTTTGTCTGTAATCTGATGGTGAGCCACATGGCACTGGCGGCAAAGCGTTATAAGATTGCAAATAATGTTGTTTGACCGGTCGTGATCTATGTGATGAACACACAGGTTCGTTCGCACTGTTCCGTCTTTTGTAGATAACTTCTTCTCCTTCGTATTGCAACCGACACAGATGAAACTGTCTCGATTTAAAACTATCTTCCTCAGTTTTTTGAAGTCTCCTATATAACCCCCATGCTGGTAATTTGGATTGTCCACACCGGTCATTTCTTTGGAATGATTTAAATCTGCACACTGGCGAGAACAAAACTGTGTCGTGTGTGATGTTGGGCGAAACCTTTTGTTGCAATACAGACACATCTGAGGTTTTAAAATTTGCTTTGCCTGCCCCGCACAAGTCCGAGAACAACACAGAATTTTTTGATCGGTGCTTAATCTTTGAGCTAAACGGGAAGACACAACCGTGAATATCTCCTGACAACAGGGGCATTGAATCTCTACTTGAAACTTTCCTAGTTTTTGCCAACAAGTTGTACAGATTCTTTGTGTGCGTTGTTTTTTCTGACCGCAACTTAAACAAACTTTTAGTTGATTCGCAGGCGGATACTCCGATAAGGGTTTGCCCTGTACTAATATCTCCCGCCCATTCGTACCCTTGGTCTGTCGTAAGGAAAGGATGCTCGGGAGTTGCGGAAATATAACGGTTATCTGTTGTTCTAATTCGAACAATTTTTGAGGAACAACGCCGTGTAGCTGCTGCCACGTCGCTCCAATCAATTTGATGTGTTTTTGAGTTTCTGACAGCAATTTGGAAGCGTCCTGGGTCTGCATAAATTTTTTTAATTGGCTGTTCGCCTTGATCTGTCAAAATTAGTGTATCGCCCGTAAGACACAAGTGTGCGCGTTTTGAGGTAATTGATCCTCTAAGACCTGCAGCACGTAGTGTGAATTCTTCGTCACCTACTCTAGGAATACCTGCGTATTCAAAATCAATAGACCAACCAACGTCACTTTGCATACCCGGTTTAAGCCTGCAATTAGGAAATATTTTTTTAAACTCAACTGAGTCAACAATTTGTTTGATTATTCGGCTTTTAGGAATAGCAGTAGCAATATTGTAAGAAATATAAATAATCTGAAGGGGCATCTTTGCTGCTGTATGACGCCCGATACACCACGCAGTGAACATATTGAGCACTGTGCTTTTTGCTGATCCTCTGGGACTTAATATATCAAGGTTTGATCCTGCTATATCTAATAAGTACTTATTGCTTTCGTTTGTTATCAAGTGTGTATACCACTCCAACATATGTCTTGCTGGAGGTTTATCTAAAAGAGTACAAAACGTTTGAAAGTCACCCGCTGCTTTGGTGTAAATAGAGTTCTCTCTTGTGCTCGAATCTTCAACAGCGCGAACAGCATTTAACTGAGCCCGGCGACGATAAGCAAAAGTTTCCCGGCTAGGCATGTCAGTAAGCTGGCAATGTCGCTATACTAATCGTACTTCAAGTTTACCGTAAAAGTGGCAAAAGTACTCTGGTACGGAGATGCATGTTCTAACACAGGATTTGGTCGTGTAACAACTAGCGTACTAGAACACTTACAGAAAGAACATGAAGTAGAGGTTATAGGAATCAACTATAACGGAGATCCTCATGATCTTCCCTATAAAATTTACCCAGCATCAAACTTAGCTTGTCCGGATCGTTTTGGTATTCCACGGTTACCAGAGTTGATCGACAAGATTAAACCTGATATTTTTATCTGTTTAAATGACGTTTGGATTGTAAATCAAGTATGGGAACGCATTCAATTCCTGAAAGATCAGTACAAATTTAAGTTTATTGCTTATTTTCCTATCGACAGCGAAGCTTATTACCCAGAAATGTTGCGGAATATTCCGCATTGGGACTTAGCCATAACATTTACAGTTAACTGTGCTCATAGAATTCTTAAACACAACATCCAACCAAGCAGGCTAGGTGTGTTACCCCATGGTGTAGATACATCTAAATTTACTCCTATGCCTCGGGATGAAGCTCGTGATGCACTAGGAATTCCAAAAGATAAATTTATAGTTTTTAACGGAAATAGAAACCAACCTAGGAAACGAATAGACCTGACAATACAGGCTTTTGCTAAATTTGCAATTGGAAAACCAGATACCATGCTTTACCTCCACATGGGGGTAAAAGATCTAGGTTGGGACATAACCGCTTTATTTAAACGGGAGATGTCTAAGTACGACCTAGATGACAAACAAAGGTTGATCTTGACATCGAACGAAATAAATTATATTGCGGCTCCACCTGACGATTTACTAAACAAAATTTATAACTCATGCGACGTTGGTTTAAATACCGCCGACGGGGAAGGTTGGGGTTTGGTTAGTTTCGAACATGCCAGTTGTCGTAAACCACAAGTTGTGCCAAACCATACGGCGTGTAAAGATATTTGGGAAGGGGCTGGTCTGCTTATCGACATTTCTACGTGGGTAACGGATAAAGATCTAGGTGTAGAAAGAGGTTTAGTTGATGTAGACGACGCTGCAGCACTACTTACATCCTTATATAACGATAAAGAAACTTACGATAAAGTAGCTGACGCTTGTTTTGATGTAACGCAACGCAACGAATATCGTTGGGAATCCGTTTCAATGGGATTCACTAAAGCCATCTCTGACCTCCTCGCTTGATATGCAAACTACATTCCGCTTTCGCCACGTCAATTCAGACGTAACCTTCCCTATAAAAAAAGAATGCGAAGGCATTCCCAGTGTTTATAGACAAGCCGAAAACCTTAAAGGTAGTTTTACAAGAATTGTTTATGGTTTACCCGAAGATAGCGTAGGTAATTTTAGTCCTTCGATTCTACAACACAACAAAACTACCTATATTGCCTGGAGGTCTCAACCTGAACCTTTTGGTTTTAAGTACGACAACAACTACTACTACTTAAATAACACACCTACAGATATTTATCTAGGTCAACTAGCTGATGATTGTACGGTTCTCGGGGCTAAGAAACTACGCTCCACGCCGCACCGACTTAGCTACGAAGACCCCAGGTTGTTTGTCGGACCAGATGAACAGATGTACGTACAATTTGTTACTTCTAAGTATGCCAGTAAGTACGACTTAAAAGGTAAAAAGCTATTTGATTTCCCTAAAGTAGCCGTCTGCTACGTTGATCAAATAGGGGAAGCAATCAGCGCTGCGATTCCTCCTATAGGAAAAAACAGGATTAAAGGCGAAACAGAAAAAAATTGGTGCTTCTTTTCACATAAGGGTTTGCTGCACTGTCTGTACTCCATCAGACCTTTTGTTATTGAAAGAGAAGATAAGACCTCAATAACAATAAACAGTGATGTTCTTGAAAATGTAACTAAAGGAACGCCGACGTTCTGTTCGTTGCCGCCGCTAGAAGTAGATGAAGGAAACCTTGTGTTTTATCACTGGAAACACATGACGTTTGACCAAAACGGTCAGCCTTATTTGCTTTATCATTTAGGCGTTTTTATGGTAGATAAACAATTTACAAAGATAACCCACGTGGCAAACGAGCCTTTATTTAGTGGGTCACTGGAAGATACACTAATCACTTGGACAGATTATGTCGGTAATCCAGTTTCCAAACAACCAGCGGTGTTACTGCCCTTTGGTGCTTTTATAGAAGATGGAGAACTTGTAATGTCGCTAGGAGTAAACGACGCTTTTATGGGGATTTTACGTTGCCCTATAGATGAAATACTAAAAAAACTACAGGAAGTAAGTTAAGACTTTTCTTCGCGTTCTAAAGTAGACCAAATAATTAAACCTGCATCTTCAAGTAAAGACGCTATTGTCGGTTGATCTTGAAAAGTATTTGATAACTCGCGTAAACAACGATCCGCGCCAGCTAACAGTAGCCCTCTACGATCTAAACCGTCAGAAATAGCACGTACTGTTTGTATGTGGGATCTTAGTTCTTTTTGTAAAGACGCAATTTTTGTAGCTGCTGTGGCATAATCAAGCATACCTTGAGTGGTCATATTTCTTACATTTGTAATATCCATACGAAGTTCATCGATTTCAATTAGAAGAACTTTACGTAAATCTTCTTTTGGATACTTCTCTTGAGTCCACGCTGTTAAATCTGCGATACTACCTGCGTAAGACGGTTTTAGAAAACGTGCATAAAGATAAGATTCTATATCACTTGTCGCATTTTTAGCGTAATACGCAAAAGCATCCCGGTCTGATTTTTCTAACGAATTTAACCAGTTCCCTACAGTGGTACTATTTGCAATAAGTGTCGTCATTAAGCAAACGACGCACGTCCTTGTGCGGCCATTTGAGCGCCAAGCCGTCTCATCGCCATCTGCCCTCCAACTTGACCTTGTTGGAGCGCCAATTGATTTCGAGTGTTTTCTTGAGCTCTAGCAATATCTAAGTTTGTAGATGCTATCTGAGCAGCTAGTTGGTTTTGCCCAGCTAAAACCCGACCGCCTTCTTGAGCTAAAGTTGTGGCTGTTGGTTGTAATAAGGATGTTTCTCCTGTAAGAGTTTTACCCGCAACATCGGCTTGGCTTGCAAGAGTTTGTTGTCCTAATTGAGCCGTACCTTGCTGCGCTCCCACACCTAGTTGGGCAGCTCCAGCTATTTGTTGTCCGCCAAGATTTGTCAGAGAATCAATATAAGACCGACCCACAGCACCTGTTTCGCCGACTAACTGCTTACCTATTTCACCTATTGATTTAGACCCTGTTTGAGCTAGGTTAGAGGCAGCTTCACCATATTGCTTAGCAAAATCTTTTGCTGTTTCAACAGGTGTTAACTCGGTGGCAAGCTGGCTTTCTGCTGCTTTAGTTTGAAGACCAATATCTGAACCAGCATATTGACCAGCAATACCAGCCTGCAAACCAGCCGCTGCTCCTTGTTCAGCTATAGCTTCATTTCCAGCACCTAATTGCAGCCCTTGAGAACCACCGGCTTGCATTGCTGTCAAGCCATATAACGCTCCTTGCGCAGCCGCAGCTCGCTGTTCGGCTCCAGTTAGACCTACATTACCAGCAGATAATGTACCGCCATAAAGTATATTAAAATCCGCCATTGGATCTTTATATTGTTGCGGTTGCTGCGGCTTATTAAATATGGCACTACCTATAGATCCAAGACCTCCAAGGACCGATCCGATACCGCCGAGCGTAACAAAAGGTTCTGGCATATCAGTTTTTTAGTACTTTCTTCTCATCATTCTAAGCACGAGTGCGAACACGGGCCGAAAATGGTGCCGCCCCAGCATTAAAAGCCTCACTGATCGCACCCATAAAATTAACATTAGGTTGCTGTAAAGCTGTCATCAATGAAGCGGTTAGTGCTGCACTACGAGTCTGAGCCTCAATTTGAGTTTGAGATATATCACGCCACGCCTTAATGTTCTCTAGCTCAACTTGACGCTGAGTATTAAGTCTTGACTTTTCTAACGAACCGCGTTCGTATTGAGCTGCAATTTGTTGCTGACGTTCAAAATCTTTAGCTCTTTCGGCTGCAACAGCTGCGCGTCCTTCTCGTGTAAGATCAATTAATTCTGGGGGAAGCGATGGAGGGTTTTTTGTCTGACCAGGTATGCTCGTGCTTTCCGAACCCGTAGACGCTGGTGTATTTAGTACTGTTGGCTTTTTTTTACCGGGCTCAGTATACCCGGTAGGAAAAGCCCCCGTAACTACTTTATAGGAAGGGGCTGACTGATATCCATAGTCCTTACCAGCATAGAATTTACCATCTTTCTGCGCCCCCAGGATTAACTCCTCTAATGCTTTTTGTTCTTTAGTTTGTTCTTCTTTAGCTTGTTGCTTTGCTGCTTCATCTAATTGTGCTTTTTGTATTTCTCTATAGGAACGCGGATAAGCGCCATAAATTTTTTTATACGATTCCGGACTTTGGTACCCATATTTCTCATTTGCATAATATTTTGCATCTGCGTTAGGCGTTACAAATCCTTGAGGAGCTCCTACATCTGGAACAGCAGATTTAGAAGCAAGAAGTGAACCTAGATCTACACTAAAAGGATCAGGAAGAAAAGCACCTTTTCCGATATCTAAAGATTTAAGTCTTTCCAACACCGAGCTTCCCACATCGGGTAGTTCCCCTAACCTGTCGTTTAAGAATGCAAAAGGATCCATGGTTATACAGGGGTAGCGACTTGACGCAAATCGGGATTATTTGCGTATGAACCTTGACCAGAAATAGCAGTAATCGTAGAGTTTAATAAAGTTTTTGCTGCGTCATAGGCAGATGAATACTTTTCTTGCTCAATATCTCCGATAGCTTTTTGTTTAACTTCTTCTAGACTGAAACCTCGTTCTAATCCAGCTCGCGCTAAGTCAGCTCCTTTTTCCATTTCAATTCTTTTAAATTCTTTATCCGCCCTAAGCTGTTCAAGCATACGTTCTTGTATCCCTAAAGCTTGTAGTTTTTTTATGTCACGGCTAGTTATTCCTTCTGCTTGACGTTCTTGAGACTGCTCGATATCTTCCATAAACTCGGCGGTTGTAGGAACATTAGGAAGATTAACCCCAAATTTCCTTAAAAACGCACGGTTAAAATTTTCTCGGTTTTGATACGAAGTTTCGTAGTTAAGAAAGGGAGCGGCCCCGAGAAAATATTTACCCGAATTATCCTGTACTCCAACTGGACTATAAGGGCTAGAGGCAGTAGCACTAATAGCACCGCCAGCAAGTTGCGAAACTAGAGGTTCAAAATTAAAGTTTTTTTGTTTATCCCCACCTTCGCCACCGACCATTCTGGTAACTAAGTATTCAACAGCAAGCTGAGGACCTAATACTTTAGCTAAACTTGCTAGTAAACCTTCCATAGAGGCGGCACTAGCACCAGCAATAAGAGGAACAGCCATATCAATCAGGAACTAGCTGGGTTATCGAAAGAGGTGCCTGAGCGAGGCTTCTTATTATATTCTACACCTTTAGTCTGTAACTCAGCTAAAACTCCATACTCATTTTGTTTAGCAGACGGGTGTGCAGCTGTCTGAGGAAAATTAGACTTTAAATATGCCTGCAAAAAAGCAGAGGAATTTAAATCCGGGCTTTCCCGACGTACATCTTTCTCAATTAACTGATGTTGTTTAGCGTTCATCAGCCTAATTCTTGATAAGCTTGCGATGGAGGAATTACAGAACTTGCAGGAGCATTCAGTATCGAATAGTTTGACCCGTAATTAGGCATATCATACGCTGGGGGACGTTGAGCGCTCAACATATCCATATGCTCATCCCCTTGATTTTCTAAATTATGCAAGAAATTAAGGAACATCTCCCCAACTTCAGGATTATTTGTAATTAAATCAATAAGATCTAGAATTTCTTGTTCGTGGTGTGGGTCAGTAACTCCAGCTTGGAGCCTGTGCTGAAGTTGATTACGATAAACGGGCTGAGTATTGTCTGGTGGTGCGTTTAAAGAACGAGTAGCCCCCATATTCATCATATGTTCGTCTTCCATCCCAGGAGCGGGAGGTAACGTCTGACAAAAAGTCCTCATAACCACAGCGGTCATGGGTGCGGCAGCGGCTTGTTCGGCTGCGGTGATCGGAACGGGAAGCCCCAGAATCCGAGCAGCTAATTCATAATCCTGAGGCGAAAACACCAGAACACACCACTACTGATTCCTCTATTGTAGGCATTATTTTCAATAAATCGCCGGGGACAATGTTCAACGTCAAACAAATCCGTTCGATAACGTCTGGAGAAGGTATATATTTGGTGTCGTAGTAGATCTTGCGTGTTGTAGTAGGCGATAGATCTGCTAACTTACTCAGTTTAAAAGAAGATAAACTTTGTGCGTCGACGATTGACTTTAAGTTATTTATTAATTTACCATACGTTGTGTACGAAGAGTAAAAAGGCATAGGATTAGTGTCAGTATAAAATTAGTATAGTAGTTAAAACCCAAGATTTTTACGTCTTACAAAGCTAAGATCGTAAGTTGTGAAGTCTAACGGAAGAGTAGGTGTATTAAAAGGAGACTCATACACCTCACCTTCTATGTGTGCTTGCCACGCTGGTGACCACTTGGCATGAAGATACTGCTTATTAAGCTCATGAGCGACATGTATTCCTTGAGCTAAGGCTGGCTCGCTGCGCCAAGTCTGACTCCCATCCTCATATGAGTCCGTGGCCCACCCATGGTAATAAGGAACACCGACAGACATCTCACGTTTAATCTCTTGATGCTTAAACCTCATACCGTAATCCATATCTTCGCAGTAGCCAGGGTATAAGTTTTCATCAAATAGACCAAAGTTTTGTACAACCCAGTCTTTAAGAAGAAAAACATCCCAGCTTCCGTTTAGCCCGTGGACAATACCTGTATCCGGATCGTCAGCTTTTTCCTTCATGGCTTTTAAAAAGCCAGGGGTAAACATAATATCGTGATTCGTGATCACCCAATAGGGGTTCATCATGGCCGACTTAATAATTAAGTTCCATGCACCAGAACATCCGAGATTTGCAGGAAGGTGACAAACTTTAACTTTCTTCACGAAAGCATGAGGAATGTGTTCTAGCGCATCAAGTTTGCGTGTAATTTGATCTCGGCCATTATTGTTAAAAACTATAAAAGTATCAACAGGGTAATCAATGCTATAAAACAAACGATAAACCCAATGAGGGGCACTAACTACCGCTGTACCAATAACAGGAATAGATTCCATTTTAAAACCAATGATGCTAACATAGTAGCACTCACAGAAGCTTTATGACTAAATTTATTTGGGGACCAGAAGAAAGCTTAATCCTTCCTCTACCTGAAATTTCTTTTCTTATGAATAACGATGACTCTGGTAGGTGCCAAATGCACCAAGTAGGAATACCAGAATACGAAATTATAAAATGGGCAAAACAGTTTGGAGATAAAACAAAAAGATTTATTGACTGTGGTGCCCATATGGGAACCTATTCGTTATTACTTGCAGACGAATTTAAACATGTAGAAGCGTTTGAAGCTCAGCGAAGAACCTATTTTCAACTGTGCGGCAACATCTTTATGTTTGATAAAACCAATGTATCTCCTTACCACGCGGCGGTTACAGACAAAGAAGGAAGTAATGAAATTGTAGAGTTGTTTATTGTATCCGAAGATGGTGGCGGATCTACAATTTTACCTTTACCAGAAAACCAACCCGTACTAGCAACCGAATACATTGACACGTGCGACATAGATAACTTCGAGTGGAACGATATAGGACTGATAAAGCTTGATGTAGAAGGAAATGAACTCGCTGTTCTGCGAGGAGCGCACGATACGATTATTGACTCTGACTACCCTCCAATTATTTTTGAATCAAACTCACACGCTTGGAACGTAAAACACAAAAGTGAATTATTTAACTATTTACAAGTTAAGTTTGGTTACTCGATTGGTGAAATTAAACCGTTTAACAATATGTTTATCGCGGCAATTAAGGATAAATAACTATTTAGATTTTTCTAACAGTCTGCTTTCTGACGCTCTCTTTGCGTTGTACTTTGCAGAACATTTATAGTGACAAAAAGGTCCTTTACGGTCAGGTTGTTTTTGTTTCTTGCCGCACCACGCCTTGAGCTTTGACCCTTTCAAGGAAAACGAAACGCCGCAGGTCGGACACACAGCGTGTAAAACAAAAATTTTCATAAAAAAAAGAGAGACTCGGTTATTAAACCCGAATCCCTCCCTTAGAGCAAGCTAGGAAAAGTAAAATTAATGTGGAGATAATCCGTATTTTGTTTTGACGTTGTAACGAGCTAAAGCAAAACAGTTAACAAACGGGTATCTTTTTGTTTCGTTACCCATAGGATCAAAAATAATCCTGCCGTTATAAGGGTTTTCTAACTTACACCGATCTAGTTCCTGGTTATACACCTCTGAATATTTAATCGAACGTTGACCTTCTTCTCTAACCTGCTTTAGAAACGAATAAATAAATAAAGATGCAAAAAGAAGTAAAACCCAAAAAGTTGTAAAACTTAGAAGAAGTCCCAAGAGACTAGGGGATCGGTACGCTAGAGCAGTTATAGGAAGATCTTTGCTTTTGAGATCGATTTTAATGTCGTTAGTCATGTGAGCTAGGTGTGAACCATACGTATGGTAGCACATTATGACTCCTTGTCAACTCTCAGGGGGCTGCTAGTATACTGATGTCAACAAAGAGACACAGCACATGGCCGAGGCTCCACCTCTAGATCAAAGATATACAATAACTCACGGCTGGTACAAACATCTTACCGATGGTTATGAAATTATTAAAAAACATGAACCAGCAAAAAAATTAGTTTTTGATCCTAAAAGCGAAAGGCTTATTGTCGAAATAGGCATGTATGAAGGAGCTTCAACTGTTTGGTGGATTGATAACTTCCTAACGCACGAAAATAGTAGGTTAATCGGAATTGATCCGTTTACCGGGTCAAAAGAGAACATTGAGAACCCAGAAGCACACCCGACCTTAGATAAAATTGAAAAAATTACAAAGAAAAACGTATCTTTGAGTAAACACCCAGAAAAAGTTGATATTTATAAAGGTTGCAGTTGGGATTTGTATTCAAAATTGCAACCGGAGTTCGAGGAAGGGATTGACATTCTTTATATCGATGGTGCCCACGACAGTTTGTCGGTTTGTAGAGATATTGCTCTGTATTACCCTCATGTAAAGCCAGGTGGGGCCTTGATTTTTGACGACTATGGAGCAGAATCTGTCAAAAAAGCCGTGGACTCCTGCCTAAGTTTGTTTGGAAATATTGAAAACGCTTTCTACACAGGTTGGCAGCTCTGGTGTGTCAATGGAAAGTAATAAAACAGTTAATCTTATCTGGTTTGGCGAAAGCGCAAACTTGTGGGGTAGAAGTTGGATCGAAGAACTATTAAAGGATGTGGATTTAGTGTACCACTACCCAAAAGACAAAGAAGGTGCGGTTTTACTGGACAATTGCATTGTGGTCACAAACAATAGCGAGTCATACAACTACATAGAAGCGTTAGATCGAGCTAATAAAAAGTATGCGGTGATTCTGTTATCGGACGAAACTTTAACAGAACCCATGTTTTACTTGTCAAGCCCTAACTGTATATACGCGGCACGGAACTATTTTAGTCCGCGTTACTGGCGCGACGATAAAGTATTTACTTTTGGCCTCGGCCACAGGCACAAATTTGAACACTACGTAACTCCGAAGGTATTAGCCTCAAAAAGACGACGTACGTGGAGTTTCGCAGGTTCTTTAAAAGCAGACCGAATACACGCATTTGACTGTTTTAAAGATATAAAGCCTTACCAATTAAACATAATTGAGTTTTTTAACGATTCAAAAGGGCTAACTACTGAAGAGTATGCAGATTTGTTGTCGGATACAGTTTTTTGTTTAGCACCACAAGGTGGTTGTAATATAGATTCTTTTCGAATCTACGAGGCTTTAGAGGCTGGAAGCATACCCGTGGTACTAAAACAGACGGAATATCAAAAAATACATCCTTCGTACTGGCATTCTATTTTTATAGGCGAAAAAGATATGCCTTTTGTGTGTGCGTCATCTTGGGAGGAAGCAGCGCAAATTTGTAAAAAAATAATTCAAGAAGATCGTGCGAACGAAATTCAGAAAAAATGTAGTGTTTTCTGGGACTCGTGGAAACTTAAATGGCGTTCTACCTTTGCCACGCGGACCGAGCAACTCAAAAAAGAATAAACGCTAAAAATAAGAATTAAATTTTTTTAACCAGGGCCTGTCAATATAGTGCTATACTCAGGTTTGGGGTCACTTCACCCCGCTGATTGTAAAAGGGTTCTCGCGGGCCCCGTCGTATAAGTGCTGTATATAAAAAAAAGGCCGGATTGCGGGCAGCTAATTGTTACATTGCGGCGGCCTAAGTAATACA